TCACATGTGAGCCGAATCCTCATCAAGATACTGACCAAGTACAGGCATCTTTTTTCTCGCGCTCTTACCCGTGATAAGACGCTTCGCAGTGGAAGCGTGAACACCAAACAACTTAGCTATGGCGGGGTAGGTATATTCCCCCGTGGCGTGTAAGGCGCGCATTTTCTCTACCGTTTCCGGAGGAGTCGCATGCTTCCTGCGCCCTAATGGAACTCCCCTACGATAAGCAGCCAGCTGACCAGCAACAGTCCGCTCCCTAATTATCGAACGCTCGAGCTGCGCGACCGCACCAAGCACTTGCACCATAAAGATGCCAACAGGCACCGAAGTGTCTAACGGCTCCGTAAGCGATCGAATATTTGCACCAACAGACTGCACACGCTCCAATATGGCGAGCAGATCCTTTAGAGACCGTGCGATCCGATCCATCTTATAAACAACAAGGCAATCCCCTTTTTGCAGAGACGCGAGCAACCTCTGGAGCTCAGGACGAGACCCAACCGAGCTAGTCTTTTCTTGATAAATAGCCTCTACACCCGCCTTGTTTAACGCGTCAATCTGGAGATATGTTTCTTGCTCCCTTGTAGAGACGCGAGCGTAACCAATCAGCATCTAAATCCCTCTTTGTTTCGACAGACAGAGTCTCCGAGATGCCGAAAATTCCCAAGCTCCAATTAAACAGATTGCTCTAGTTTTTATAGCGGTTCTGCCAGGCGCAAATCTCTTCAAAATCACTTGCAGGCTAATGGAGCATTTCAGCCGGCATGGGCTCAGTCACCAGCCAATACCGAGCTTCTCCGAAGCGTTCCAGGGTCAGGCGATGCGACACGATGATTTCATCCTCTGCACACTGAAAAGTCATCTCAATCATGTCTTGAAGGGACGCACCCCAGATGCGGACTTTTTCCGCTTTCGGCATGGAGGCAATACCGTTCTTTGAGTCACTACGGCTGTAGCGATCAGAGCCCTTTGGAGCGTCCGCATAGTCCTTGGTGATGTACTTGGACACGTAAGCCGCGATTTTCGCGATAGAGCGCTGTTTGACGCGTCCTTGAGGGGTCTTGCGACCACCGACAAAGCACAGACCGTTGTCACTGCCGACGATAGAGCGCCACACCTTTGTCCCCAGCTCCCAGCCCTTGACCTTGACGTCTTTGTGAACAGCGTGCTTTGGCAGCTTGTGACAAGCGATGTGGACATGCATTGCCCCACGGTCCTGACGCTCAAAACTGGCGCAGTAGACGAACCGTCCGCCGAGCGCGCTCTTCATCCGGCGCACCCATTCCTTGAAGTGCTTTTTGCACAGATTGCGGTCTGTTTGATTCGCCCTGTAGGTCAGCGTTAGAAGCTCATTCAAGCCATTGGCTTTGATGAACCAGCGGCATTTAGCTTTCGCGTTCTGAGCATTCTTTTTCATCTGCTTGTCACGCTTAGCCGCAGCCTCCTCCTCAAGCTCTTTTTCGCGCCAGGCGCGTTCTTCACCATCCCACTGCGAGAGGTAGGCCTCAGCATCAAACGGAGGGGGCGCGAGCTTGTCGGTTTCCGACCAGGTCACGGCATTGCGGAAAGAGATTTCCCGATGGCCGTTGACGTTCTTCACATACACGTCCCAAGCGTCCTCATGGACTTCGCCTTGAATGACTATGCGTTCCCCCGTAGGGGCAGTTATGATTCGCTCCATTGCAGCTACTCCGATTAGTTGCAGTCACGAGTCCCGAACGGTTCCAGCCGTTGCGGGGCTCTTTTTTTTCTACGATTCAGTCACGCGCCAAGTGGCAATCACTCGCTCTGTTCCAAAGTTAACTATGAATAAATTAGGCCGGGCGCTGCGCGCCCGTCCGCCCGTCCGCTTCGCCAGCCGTGCGGCCGAGCGTGCAGCTTCTGGCCTCTTATTCATCGCCACGCTTGTGCAGCAGCGAGGTACACGAGCCAGGAGCGCCGAAGGCGCAGTTTGCTTTTCATGACACGAAGGAAACGCCCAGCTCGAGCAGGCAGAGCGCCCCGCGAGCGTGTCGCCTGCCTTGCCTGAGCTGCGACGGGCAGCGCGCCACTTGCTACCGGCCTTGCCTGAACGACTGGTGAACATCAGGGGCAAGCCCCCGATACCCCCATCACTGGAATATCGAGCGCACTTGAGCATTGCGAGCCGCCAAGCCTTGCGAGTAGGAGTCCTGAGGTAGCGGAGCTGAGCGCTCTCTAGGCTCAGGCATGGGCACGGTCTGAGGCACAACAGTCTGCACTGGTGCGAGCTGAGCCGTAACTGCCGGTTTCTCTTGCCGCTGCAGTGGCATATCGGCGTTAGGCCTTTTGAAGTCAACGAAGAAACCACGCTTGACGATCAGCATGCATGTGGCTTCATCCATTGTGATCAGCGTAGCCTGCTGGGTATAGCACCGGCACTCATCGCGCATCGTCACGCATGCAGCCGGATAGGGCACCTCAACGGGCTGCGCGACCTGGTCATATGCCGGAGCTGTATGAGGGAATCCAGGGATGCGTGCAGTATGACTTTGCACGTATTCGTAAGGCGTCACCACACGCGTTTGACCGGCATTTGTAGCGCCTGATGAACCCGACTTTGCTGCAGCCGTTTCCGCAGCTTGTGGTGCACCCTTGGTGACGTTCTTATAGACGCCCGTGATGGCCAGATAGCCCATGACAGGCACGAGCACGACCGTGGCCAGGACCGTCCACACCGCACGCGGAATTTTCTTCTTACCGGTATGCAGACTGGCGCTCTTGTACCAGCTATAGACCTCCTTGGGGAAGCCCACCATGGTGACCGTGCCGGACTTGCCGCTACCGCTTTTTTCACAGTTCGGATTGACGGCTTCCCATTCGATACAGCTCACCAAGTCAGCACCGAACGTGCGCTTCAAGTGACGATGCCAGCCAGGAGAGCCCACCAATCGGCGCACGAAGTTATCGAGATTCTGAGGGTGTTGCGTGACCAGGTAGAAATCCATGCCGCGCCTGCGATGCTCAGCGAGCATCCGGACTTCTTCAGGAACCGCCGCGCCACTGCCACGCACGGGCAAATCGTTATGGCATTCGTCGATCAAGAAGATCGTGCCGTCCGGCTCTTTTTGCCAATCCTTGAAGTCGATTTTTTTCCAGCTCGAAAGCTCGCCACCGGGCACCGGCTCAAACCGCCCGTTATGGCACACAGGCCGGTTTTCTTTAAGGCTACGCTCTCGCACCCACTTGAGCGTGTTGAGGGTCTTTCCGGCGCCGTTCGCGCCTGTAATCACGTGCAGCATGTCACACCCTTCTCAGACGCTTGACGACCCCGCCAAGGCCCGACAAACCCATGCGAACAGCAACCGCTGACGCAATGATGCTGATACAAACACCGACCTTCATATAGCCGAGCATCGCAACCAAATCAGGTGGCAGACCCATCAGAGCCGCAATCGCATCAGCCTTGAGCTTGCCCAAAACCGTGTCGACACCCGTATAACTAACAACAGTCAGCCCCAAAGCAATGAGCACCCGGCCAACCAATGACCCGGCAACATTCAACAAACCACCAAGCAGGGACGCGACGATCACAGGCATTTTTTAGTCCTCCTTCGAGAAACCCGAAACGATGCGGAAGGCCGCCAGCGAACACACCGAGATGAGCACCCAGCCGAGATAGCCAAGCGACGGGCAGATATTGCTGAACGGCAAAGAGACGCTAGTCCTCCAAACCTGGACATTCAGGTCTCCGATGCAACGACCACCGCCCAGAACGTCCTCAGAGCTGAGCTTCCCAGAGACGTCCACCTCAGTGTTTCCGGGTAGGTCTTTCGTGACGTCACGGTTTTGGCCCTTAGCTACCTCAGAGTCATACAGCTGAGACTCAGGGGTCTTGTCATCGAACATCTGGCAATTGCGCTTGTGCTGATCCTTAGCAATCGCGCATTGCAGCGCATCGCCCTCACACGTGAAGCCAGCAGAGCAGCTACCGCCAAACTTGCCTTCTTTTTCTTCCTCACCCTTGCACTGCTGAGCGTTCGCATTCGCCTTGCAGTAGTCCTCTTTGCTCTCGGTTTTTGTCGTGGTGGACGAGCTGGAGGTGTTGTTATTGGTGGTGGTCGTGGTGGTCTTTTCTGTGGTGCAGGTGTTTCCCTTGCAGGTGGTCTTTTCCGTGACCTTGTCGGTACTGCCATCCTCGTTTTTCTTGATGGTGTCTTTGCTGGTCTCAATGACGTTACCGCCCTTGTCCTTCACGCAGACTTCACCACCCAGATAGGACACGGTACCCATGAAGCCACCCTCACATTTAGGCGTATCCAGACACAAACTGTGAGTGCCCTTGGAGTCGGTATAGGAGCCTTTTTGCTCGCACTTCTCTTCGACGGTCGAGCCAGGGTCTTGAGGCGCTTCGAGAGTGCATGCTTTACCACCAACGCCGCCCTTGTACATGGAGAAAGAGCCAGTACTTTGAATGGATCCGTCAGCCATGGTGGTCAAGCCGGTACGGTCGAAATTGACCAGGCAGCCGCTTGTCGCGCTTTCATGAGGCCAGCACATCTCACCCGATGGCACAACGCCGCTCATGGTCTTGGTGTCCCGAATGGTTCCCAGACCCTGACCGATACCAAAGCCCGCCATCGCGAAATCAGTAGCGCACTTGCGATCCTTATCACCGGCAGGTGGCTCACACTGAGCACCGGAGCCAGAGCCCCTGGTAATCGATCTAGCAACGTAGCTAGTTTCTGAGTAACCGTTATCCATCACGAATGTCCGTGAGCCGCCGCACTTCTCGTCACTTTCAGCAAAGAACGTGTAGGTATCACTAACAACAGCGCCTGCTTTCGGCAACGTACCTGAGGCAGCGCTACAAGCCTCCCCAGGCGTAAGTTTCCAACCTGTATCACCTAACGGGCCAGTCACACGATAGAGAGGGCAGGTGGTAGCAGCATATGCAGATTGCACGCAGCACACCAAGAAGACGAGAGCGCGAAGAGCCGAAATCAAGCGGTGAAGATTAGCCATGCGGCCCCCAGCATTGCGACGATGACAAACAGGCCCATGTAACCCCCCTCAGCTTTTGCAAAGCACCACCGTTGACGCTTTGCGAAAGCCCCGCAGCCGGCCGGTCTGCGGAGTTAGCCCCCGATCAGGACAGCGCGGAACGCACCCAGCGGAAGGCCTTCACCCCCACATAGATCAGCAGCACAGCAGCACCGATCAGGCCGATGGGCGCAGCTTGCGCACCGATGTCAGTCACGACACCAGCCACATCCACAGCAGCGGCATTAGCAGCCGATGCGGCAGCCAAGGCACCAGCAGCAACAACAGCGCTGGAGCCGTAACGACGGGCGATGGAACGGGTTTGATGGAACATGGTTTTCACTCCTCAGATTGATGATTTCCGTCGGTATCTCTGAGCGTTTGAATGAGCACACGAAAGGCCCACCCAGCAGCCCAGACCAGCAGGACGGCACCGCTGATTGCTGCGCCTTCTTCCGCGGTCAGATTGAGCACGGGAAGGACAAATTCATGCTGCACGGTGATCGTGCAGGCTTGAGTGCATTGGATGACCTGGTCGGTCACGAGGCACGCCCCCAATCAGCGCGACCACCGCAGGTAACGCAGACGCCACCTACCCACTCATGAGTCGAGTAGTTTTCAGTGCAGTAATGGCCCGGAGGGTCACTAGGGTCAGGAGCACCAGGAGCAGGCATTACCGCCACAGCCGGAGCAGTTGCGCGAGCACGAGCAGCCTTGATGCGCTTATGACGGTCAAACAAGTAGCCGATACCTGAGACCATCCCAAGCCCGGAGGCTTGTATCAGGTCCCAGATAACAGCACCCACCAAACCACCCAGCAGCGCGACGAGGATCATCACGCGGATGAAGTGCTCAAACTGTTCAGGGGTGAGCGTGACCATGGTCAGGCCTTGTCTGCGGCCGCAGCACGCTCTTGCTTGTTGGGCAGACGGGTCAGGTTCGTGAGCCGAGACTCGATTTTTCGGGTCTGGTAATGAGCAGCCAGAGAGAAAGTTGCCGTATAGGTACCGGGCACGATGTTGCCAATCATGTCCTTGGGAACGTCCAAGACGCCCACCTGCGACACCGCACCATCAGCATCCAGCAAGATGCATTCAGCCTCTTGCATCGTCCAAGCTTTGCCGTTCTTGCCCGTGCCAGAACGGGGATCATTGACCTTGAGAATTTGAACTACGGATGAATGCTGCATGTGGCCTCCTATGGCGTGTATCCCCTGCAGATGGGGCAAACTATGGACACCACCAAAAAGTAGTGTTACTAATTTCTAGTGGTGACAAAAGATAACACGATTTACTAATTTTTTGGAGTAACTATGCAATTGAATAAAGCTATCGAGTTGGCCGCAGAGAAAGAAGGCAGCCAACGAGCCCTAGCTAAAACACTGGGCATTGGTGAGAACTACTTGAGCGACATGAAACAAGGCCTGAAGCCCTGCACTGTCGAGAACCGCATACGCATCGCACTCATTGCTGGCATAGACCCCACGCGAGCAGTTATCGAAGGACTTGCAGCAACTCTGAGCGACAGCGACAAACACCAAGCAGAAGCAAAAGCAATGCTCAATGCGATGCTGGACGCATTCCCCGAAGAGGGGGAGCGCAACTCGTGA